TTCGGGGTGGGGGGCAGTGCCTTATGCGTGAGTGCGTGAGCAGCCAGTCCCCCCTCCCCGTCGCCCGCCGCGTCGCGGGGCGCGTGATATAAAACCCATGGGTCCCTGTAATCTATAAAGTGTTACGGAAGCGACCGATATTTAACACTAGAAACAAAAAATCCGGGAGTATAAGAATACTATATAAAAACAAAAACAAGATTTAAAGTACACCAAATGAAAAAAAATTCCGGAGATAATTTGAGGACCGTACAAGTCGATCCAATTAATGGTGAGTATTATATTACAATACCTGAATGGATGATGAATGAATTATCATGGTATGAAGATACTGAGGTTCAATTTAATCTTGAAGGAAATGAAATTATCATTTCTGAGAAGGATTGACAACGACTAGATAATACTGTATGATACTGAAGTAATTACATTCAATTATGGCTAAAGGATTTACTGTTAAAGCAAAATCTCCAATTGCAGCAAGCGAAGAAGAATTCGATTATGCGAAAGCCCGTGAGATGATTCGTGGAAAATCAATTGTATTCTGTCTTCCTGGAAGAGGAGTTTCATATACATTTCTGAAGAACTTTGTACAACTTTGTTTTGACATTGTACAGAACGGTGCAAGTATTCAGATCTCTCAAGATTATTCATCAATGGTAAACTTTGCACGTTGTAAGTGTTTAGGTGCAAATGTTCTTCGTGGACCTGATCAGATTCCTTGGGATGGAAAACTGAAGTATGACTATCAGCTGTGGATTGATAGTGATATTGTGTTTAATACTGAAAAGTTCTATCAATTAGTTTTACTAGATCAAGACATTGTATCGGGTTGGTATTGCACTGAGGATGGGCATACATCTTCTGTTGCACATTGGATGGAAGAGGATGATTTCCGTAACAATGGTGGTGTGATGAATCATGAGACATTGGAAACGATGTCAAAGCGTAAAAAACCATTTACAGTTGATTATGCTGGATTTGGTTGGTTGATGATTAAGCACGGAGTTTTTGAACATCCTGAGATTAAATATCCATGGTTTGCACCTAAGATGCAAGTCTTTGAATCTGGTGAAGTACAGGATATGTGTGGAGAAGACGTATCATTCTGTTTAGATGCAAAGGAAGCAGGTTTTGAAATCTGGTGTGATCCTCGCATTCGCGTTGGACACGAGAAAACAAGAATCATTTGATGGCTAACGATCGCTATAATATTCTCTGTAAAGGGAGAAGAATTTATACTTCACTGACACAGGAAGAATATTTCAATGTCATGGAGGATCTGTCGATAGAGTTTTATCAGACAGGTTCTCCACAACCTGAAGATCTTGAAACTGAAATTTTATTGGAGAAACATCAATGGCAAAAGCAAAAGCCGGTCTGAATAAGAATAGTTCTTATATTCCTGGTCCTCCTAAGAAGTCTCGCCAAGGCGATGGGATGGGAACCAAGTATGCCGCTTCTTCTCGCAATGGAGCACGGAAAAAGTATCGCGGACAGGGTAAAGGTTAATCAATGGCATACTTAAACCATAGTCTACCAGATTGGTCTTGTTATATTCGTAATGAGTTTTTGTTTAATCATCAAAAAGGACATGGTGAAGTTACAAAATGTGACGTGCATTCTGTAGCAAGTATTGAAAAAAGAGTTCCTCTATTTGAGGCATTTCTTGAAAATGGCGTGAATTGGACTCGTAGACCACTTCACGCTTTTTGCTGGAAACCAGATGCCCCTATTGAACCGCTTGAGGACATTATGTATTGGGATTGCTTTTCTCCATACATTGATGTACAAAAACGTGCTCGACTTGCTGGTTTACAGGCACAACTGATTCGCCCAGATGGGAAAAAAGTTGTTGGAACATATATGTTTACTTTAGATTGGTCTTGGGAAAACAAAGGAATTCCAGATCTTAATTTTTCAGAGACTCCGGAACATAAATGTGCTCATTTATTTAAAGTAGAAACTGGAAATTACTACGCTTATCCTAATAATCGGATTATTTGGTATGATAATGCTTGGACTTTTAAAAGAATTGATAAAAATCCTGGATATGAAATTGATATGACAGTTTATTCTGTTGAAAATAAGCGAAAAATAGAAACTTCAGATCATTATATGTACGAAATCACTAATTTAGAAGAAAATAAATAAATTTTTACTAACAAATTGAATTGAAACAGTTTTCAATGGGCAAACACCTGCTCTTAGAGGTGTATGATGTAGACTTTGACTTGATCAATGACGTAGAATCTCTACAGAGCGTCATGATTGGGGGCATTGAACGTGCAAAAATGACGATTTTGAACACTTTTTCGCATTGTTTTCTTCCACAAGGGTGTACAGTCGTCATTGCCCTCTCTGAAAGTCATGTTTCTTGTCATACTTGGCCAGAGAATGGGTGTTTAGCAGTTGATGTTTATACTTGTGGAGAGGGAAATCCAAAATTAATTGCTCTTGAAATCTTAAAATATCTGAATTCAGACTCTTATTCCTTACGTGAAGTTGAACGTTAAATAGAAATAAGGAGATAGCAACCTCCTTTATAAAAGTTCTGTTTTATTCACTTAAAACAGGAGCTAAAATGTCTAATTTACCCGTTGATAGAGACCCCAATTACATGAAAGAGATGTGGGGTACTGCCAAGTTAATCACAGATTATAATGCAACACCACCAAAAAGAGTGATTCAGGAGGTTATGCACGACTTGGCACCTAAGCATGACCTTAAAAAACAGGTTGAATTGCATGAAAGAATCCGTAATGATGAAGACTATGATGATTGGGAGTACGGCACTGAGCCAAACTATGGATCTCCCTGGCACTGAATATAAATAAAGCAAGAAAACTTTCTGACCAATGGCAATCAAAGGGGTATCAAGGGCTTTTAAGGACATTAGTTTGTCTTTTGAGCCTCACCCTGTAACAAAAGATCTGCCTATTTTAAAAAATGAAGCGGCAATTCGTCGTTCTGTGAGAAATCTGGTTGAAACAATACCCACTGAAAGGTTTTTTAACTCATTACTTGGTTCAAACGTCCGTTCAAGTCTCTTCGATTTCGTTGATTTTGGAACGGCATCGGTCATTCAAGACCAAATTCGTGTTACAGTTGAAAATTTTGAACCAAGAGTTGCAAATCTTCGCGTAGAAGTCGATCCTCAACCAGATACCAACACATTTGAAGTCACTGTAATCTTTGATATCGTCGGTCAACAGTTTCCAACTCAAGAATTTACATTTTTACTAGAGGCAACAAGATAAAATGCCTTTTACTAAGTTTACTAATCTCGATTTTGATCAGATCAAGACCTCTATCAAAGATTATCTCCGTGCTAATTCAACTTTCACGGATTTTGACTTTGAGGGGTCTAATTTTTCTGTCTTAATTGATACTCTCGCGTATAACACATATATTACAGCATTTAACTCTAATATGGTTGTGAATGAATCCTTTCTGGATTCAGCAACTCTAAGAGAAAATGTTGTTTCACTTGCAAGAAATATCGGTTACGTACCACGCTCTAGAGCGTCCTCTAAGGCAACTGTTAGTTTTAACGTACCAACTAGCAGCACATCCTCTACACTGACATTAGACGCTGGTTTAGTGTGCGTAGGGAGTGCAAATAATAGCGATTATATCTTCTCAATTCCAGAAAGTGTTACAACGACCATCAATGGTGGAGTTGCCACTTTTAGCAATCTTGAAATTTATCAGGGAACGTTCTTAAGGAAGTCATTTGTTGTTGATGGATCGTTAGACCAGAGATTTATTCTTGATAACTCTTTTATCGATAGTTCAACAATTGTTGTTTATGTTAAAGGTCTAAGTGATACTGGGCTTGGGAGAGAATATTCTAAAGTAGACAATATTTTAAATATTAACTCGACATCAGAAATTTATCTCATTCAAGAAGTTCAAGATGAAAAGTATGAACTTCTGTTTGGTGATGGATATTTTGGTAAAAAGTTAGATAATGGTGCAATTATTACAGTTACTTACATTGTAACTGATGGGAAGGATGGAAATGGTGCTTCCAACTTTTCATTCTCTGGTAGATTCTTAGATGCCAATAATGCTGTGGTCATTCCATCTGGATCAATCACAGTTAGCACAATCTCTTCTGCCGCAAATGGGTCCGATATTGAGAGTGTAGATTCCATTAAGTACTTTGCTCCACGCATTTACTCTTCACAGTATCGTGCAGTAACTGCACGTGACTATGAAGCAATCATCCAATCAATCTATCCTAATACAGAATCAGTTGCTGTTGTTGGTGGTGAAGAACTTGATCCACCACAATATGGAAATGTTCTGATTAGTATTAAACCCAAGAATGGCGACTTTGTTTCAGATTTTGATAAACAGACCATTCTAAGTAAGTTAAAAAATTATTCTCTAACAGGTATCAACCAACAAATCATAGATCTTAAAGTTCTTTATGTTGAGATTGATTCTGCAATCTACTACAATAATCCTCAAGTTACAAACGTTAATGATCTGAAAACTAAAGTTATTTCAACACTGAATACTTTTGCATCATCCAACATTAATAAATTTGGTGGTAGATTTAAATATAGTAAGGTCTGCCAAACCATTGACAATGTTGATAATGCAATTACTTCCAACATTACCAGAGTCATTATTCGTAGAAACCTCAAGGCATTAATTGATACTCCTGCCCAATATGAATTATGCTTTGGTAATGCTTTCCACTATAAACCAGAAGGATTTAATATTAAAAGCACTGGATTCACTCTCCGCGATAGAGTTGAAACATTTTATTTTACTGACACTCCAAAGAGTGGTGGAATGGGTGATATTTCTGTTGTTAGAGAAAAGAATGATAATGGTGAATATGTAATTGAAATTCAATCTGCAGGAACAGTGAATTATACCACTGGTGAAATTATAATTAGTACTGCTACCATAACTTCAACAGTCGCAGAAAATAATGTAATTGAAATTCAAGCGTATCCAGAATCTAATGATGTAATTGGATTGAAAGACTTGTATCTGAGTTTTTCTGTTGCCAAGAGCAAGATAAATATGGTTAAGGATACTATTACGTCAGGCGAACAGATATCCGGAGTCGGATATAAGACTACTTCTAGCTACTTAAACGGAGAACTAAAGAGGGTATAAGATGATACAGACTGGATTTGAAAGCAGGGTAAAAGTTCAGCAAATAATTGAAAATCAACTACCAGAGTTTATACTTTCAGAAAGTCCTAAAGCAGTAGATTTTTTAAAGCAATATTATATTTCACAAGAGTATCAGAGTGGACCATCTGATATTGCTCAGAACTTAGACCAATATTTAAAGTTAGATAATCTAACACCAGAAGTAGTTACTGGTGAAACAACCCTCTATTCTGGAATTTCATCAACGACAGATACTGTTCAAGTTTACTCCACTAAAGGATTCCCTCAAGAGTATGGTCTCTTTCAAATTGAAGGTGAAATTTTTACATACACTGGTATTACAACCAATACGTTCACAGGATGTATTCGTGGATTTAGTGGTATCACAACGTATCGGAGTGAACTAAATCCAGAAGAACTTATTTTTAGAGATACTGAAAAGGCATCTCATACTGCAGGAACTAAGGTTAAAAATTTAAGTTCTCTTTTCCTTAAAGAGTTTTATAAAAAATTAAAATATACATTTACTCCTGGACTGGAGGATGTTGATTTTGTTGCTAATCTTGATGTAAACAACTTCATTAAAGAAGCAAGAAGTTTCTATGAAGCAAAAGGTACAGAAGAATCATTTAAAATTCTTTTCAAAGTTCTTTATGGGGTCACTCCAAAAGTTGTAGATCTTGAAAGATTTTTAATTAAACCATCATCTTCAAACTTTTTAAGAAGAGAAATTATAGTTGCTGAAAGAATTTCGGGAGATCCCAATAAACTAGTTGGTCAAACAATTAAAAAGTCTACCGATGAAACGACACAGGCATCGGTTTCTGAGGTTGAAATCTTTACAAGATCTGGAATTAGCACATATTATAAGATTGGATTATTTGTTGGATTTGATGAAAAAGATTTAATTGAAGGTAATTTCACAATTCAACCAAAAACTAAAGTTATTAATCCAGTTTCTGTTGGATCTTCAGTCATTACTGTAGATTCTACAATCGGATTTGGTGCAACTGGAACTTTAATTTCTGGAAATAATATCGTAACATATACAAATAAATCTGTTAACCAGTTTCTTGGATGTTCTGGTGTAACGGAAACGATTAGTACTAAGTCTGATATTAGAACAGATGAAGTTTTCTTTGGATATGAAAATGGAGATATTACTAAAAAAGTAGAAATTATTATTACTGGTGTTCTGTCTAACTTTGAACAAATTAACGATATTAAACTATCTACAGAAGGTCAAAAAATATATGTAAAGAATGTTGGTGAAAAGATTAAAAACCCACAATCCAATAAAACATATAAGGAAATAATTGTAAACTCCTGGATCTATAATACCAGTTCTAGATTTGAGGTAGATGATATTTCTGGATCTACCTTTACTCTTAAATCGGAAATTGATAAATCTAATCTTGCAGTTGGAGATAAGGTTGACATTTTACTTGGTAGCACAGAAAACATTGCACATTCAAATGCTACAGTAGCATCGATTAATACTAACAATAGTCAAATTACTTTAAATAATCTTACGGGGTTTGTTTACAATTCTTCTTTAGATTATTCAATTAGGAGAAAGTTAAACACAGCAACTAGTTCTGGATCTCCATTATTATATGGTAATGATACAACTGTCAGTAATATTCAAAATTTATATAATGAAAGAGATGAATATGTATACCTTGCTTCCAATTCTTTACCATCATATGATATTACAAAGACAGTAACTAAGGCGATCATAACCTCTGCCTCTGGAGATGCTTTACAAGGTTATGATGTGAATACGACAAAATATTCAATATTATCTTTCAATAATAGTGTACCATTTATAACTGGTGATGAAGTTTATTATACATTTTCCTCTACAAAATTATCTGGTCTTGAAGAGGGTGTTTATTATGTAAAGGTATTACCAGAAGACAATAAAATTAAATTATATCAATCTAGATCTTTAATTGAAAGTGATTCATATGTTGAATTTACTTCAACAAGCTCAGTAGGATCTCATACATTTACTTTATCATCTCAAAGAAGTGGATCAATTTATCCTCAGAAACTTCTCAAGAAATTTCCACTTTCTCAGAACATTAAAAATGGTAATAACACAAATACAATTCCAGGATCAACTGGAATGCTTGTCAACGGTGTCGAAATCATAAATTATAAGTCCAATGATAAAATTTATTATGGTCCTTTAGAAGATGTAAAACTATACAATGGAGGAAAAGATTACGATGTAATTAATCCACCAACCATAGATATTGATGATTCTGTAGTCTCTGGTGGAACAACTGCACTAGTTAGACCAGTTGTAAGAGGTTCCCTACAGTCCGTCTTAGTAGATCCACAAGACTTCGATTTGGCAGATGTTATTTCAGTTACTATTTCTGGAGGAAATGGAACTGGTGCAGTCTTAGAACCAATTTTAGAAACAAGATATAGAGAAGTTGAATTTGATTCAAGACCACTTGCTTCTGGGGGAGGGGTTGATATAAGTAGTGACACGATTACATTTACATCAAATCATAATTTTAGAAATGGTGATGCTCTCGTCTATAATAGAAATGGAAATAATCCTCTAGGTCTTTCAACAATTTCTGGAAATGATAACGATCAGGGTTATACTTTAAGTAGTGGATCAGTTTATTATGCTCAAGTTGTTAATAATTCTACTATCAAACTTTACCAAACTCTAACTGATTATTCTAGTGGAATTAATACATTAGGAGTTACAAACTCAAGTGCTCAGGGCATTCAGAAGTTTAGAACTTACGAAGGAAAGAAAACTCTTAGATCTATAAAAGTTATCAATCCTGGAAGTGGATATGAGAACAGAAAATTAATTGTCAATCCATCAAATATTTCTACAGTTGATGATTCAATTAACTTTGAAAACCACGGGTTCTTTGATGGCGATGTAATTAGTTATTCAACTGAAGGCACAGTAGCGACTGGTCTGTCAACATCATTAAGTTATTATGTTCTAAAAGAAAATGATGATAAGTTTAGATTAGCAAGTGCTGGAGTAGCAGCAACAATCACTGATAATTATATCAAGAGAAAGCATGTAAATATAACTTCTAGTGGATCTGGATATCAAAACTTTGCATATCCAGAGATTACTCTAACCATCAATGCAGAATATGCTGGTGTAACTGGAATTATAACAGCTACACCTCTTCTAAGAGGAGAAATTGTCGATCTGTATCTTTATGATGCAGGCACAGGTTATGGATCAACAATTTTAAATTTCCATAAAAAACCAAACGTAAAAGTTAAGTCTGGTAAAGATGCAGAAATCAAACCATTTGTTTCTGATGGTAAAGTAATAGGAGCACAAGTAACTAATACTGGCAGTGAATATACATCAGCACCAGATTTAACTGTTATTGGTGTTGGATCTGCTGTTGGAGCAAAACTAAGAGCAGTTGTTAGTGGTGGTAAAATTACATCAGTAGTTGTTCTTAATCAGGGATCTGGATATACATCAGATACAACTGTTAAAATTACATCGGTCGGATCTAATGCTTTTGCAGAGGCATTTGTAAGGGGTCTTACTTTAAATAATCATTATAGATTTGGTAATGAAATTCTTACTGGAACTACGGAAGGAATTGAATATGGATTAGTTGGATATTCAACCCAAATTGGTCAAACTGCATTTGATGATGAAGGTGGGCAGCATTCACCTATCATTGGATGGGCATATGATGGAAATCCTGTTTATGGACCATATGCTTATGCAAATTCAACTGATATTAATTCACCTTTAACATTCTTAGAGTCTGGTTATGTTCTTTCAACTTCAGATATTACTGACAGACCATCTGGATTTGCAGCAGGGTTCTTCGTTGAAGATTATAAATTTGACAATTCTGGAGATCTTGATCAATATAACGGAAGATTTGCAATCACACCTGATTTTCCTCAAGGCGTATATGCATACTATGCAGGCATTAAAGTAGATGTAACAACAAATATTCTAGTTGCCAATTTCCCATATTTTATTGGCGATTTTTACAGATCGTTACCTGTAACACAAAACTTAGATCAGGGATTTGATTTTAATAGTTCTAATTTAATCAGAAATACTTTTCCATATAAAGTTTCTGATCTTTATTCCAACAATGATTTTATTTGCGAACCTAATGAGATATTACCACAAAGTGCAACCATAGAATCTGTAAGTAAAGGATCTGTTACAGATTTTATTATTAATGAAGAGGGTGAAGATTATGCAGTTGGTGATATTGCTTCATTTGATAATGAAGAAACAAATGGTGGTGGCGTAAGTGCATATGTATATTCAATTACTGGAAAGCAGATTGTAGACTTAGATACTACAGTTGAGACTTATCAATCAGCGTCAATTATCTGGAAAAATCCAAATGAAGTTTCTTTACATATTGACCCATATCACACACTTTTAGATAAAGATAGTGTTACCATCTCTGGAGTCTCTACTTTTATTAAAGGATTAACAGATTTGCATGTCATTGGAGTTTCATCTGAAAAAACTTATCTTATTCAACAGGCATCAAGTAATGTAATATCTGGATACGTTGATGACATTTATGTTTCCAGTATTCCAGTAAACCTTTCTGTTGGTTCAACCGTTGCAATTGGAACTGAAACACTTTCTGTTCTCAATTTATTCCCAGAAAATAAGATTGTAAGAGTTGTTAGGGGGATATCAGGGGCAGCACACACTGCATCTACAGAAGTAACAGAAATTACTGGTAGATTTACAATTCCACTTAAGACTGCGTACTTCGATTCCAAACTAGATGATAAAGTTTATTTTAATCCACAACAATCTGTTGGAATAGGGCAAACCACAGGAATTGGTGTGTCCGCCAATTACGTTCTTGGAGACGTAACAAAGACAATTTCAATACCAACCCAAAGCATTTATCTCCCAAATCATCCATTTAAAACAAATCAAGAAGTAATCTTTAGAAGAGTATCGGGAACTCAACCAATCTCAGTTTCTAGCACAGAAACAAGCTCAACATTTAATTTACCTCTGAGTGGAAACTCTCAAACTTTATATGTAATCAATAAATCAAAAGATTATATTGGATTATGCACACAGGTAGGATTAACAACTAATACTGGTGGTTTATATTTTAGAGCATTCACTCCTAATGGTGATAGCACTGATTACAAGTATTCACTTGAATCTAATTTCACACAAGCAACAGCAAAAGTTCAAAAGATTAAGTCAACAATTGCAGTATCTACTGATCATGGATTAAGCAGTGGCGATACTATTCAATTATCTTTAAAATCGGATCAGTCTGTTGGCATCGGAACATCAACTTATATTGTAGTTAAGTATGATTCAAATAATGATAAATTACTAATTAATCCAATCGGATTTGGATCAACTGCGGTAAGCACTTCATCTAATGAACTAGAGATTACTTCTCATGGTCTTAAGACTGGTGAAAAGATATTTTATAACGCTTCAGATTTGATTGTTTCTGGTTTAGAAACTGGTTCATATTATGTTTATAGAATTGATGATAATAGAATTAATCTAACTAATACTCATTATGATTCAGTTTCCTCACCACCATCGATTGTAAGTTTTGCGTCTACTGGTGGAGCATCTCAAGAAATCTCTAGAATAAATCCAGAACTAAGAATTGTAAGGGATAATGATTTAGTATTTAATGTAGCAGACTCTTCATTAAGTGGTTATAACTTCAAGATATACTATGATGAAAACTTTAACAATGAATTAGTTTCAATAGGGGCAACTGACGTTTTTAGTGTAGTTGGTGTTGCAACTGTTGGGGTTGCATCAACTGCAAGATTAACCTTAAACTATTCAGATTCTCTCCCATCTAAACTTTTCTACGCTTTAGAAAAATCTGGGTTTATTGGAACATCAGACACTGAAGTTAAAAATAACTCACAGATAACTTTTATTGATAGTGCATATAATGGTGCTTATACGATATCTGGAATTGGGTCTACAACTTTCCAGATATCTTTAAAAGCGGATCCAGAGTCTCTAGAGTATAATCAAAACACTACTTCACTTCTCAAATACTCTACCACATCTTTCAGTGCAAGAGGTGGTGTTGATTTGATGAGAATTACGTCTCCTGGATCAAATTACAAAAAACTTCCAAGATTTGTAAGTATTGCATCAACAGAAGGTGCCAATGCTGACATCATTCCAGTTTCTACAACGGTTGGAAGAATAAATGAGGTTGTTATTAATGATCCTGGATTTGATTTTTCAGTTGATAGAACTTTAAATCCAGAAGTTTACGTATCTCCCAATCTAACACTAACTAATAGAAACACTATCACAAGTATTGATATTGTTTCTGGTGGTTCTGGATATACAACACCACCAGATTTAATTATCGTCAATCCTGAAACTGGTGAGACGTATGATACTGGTATTCTGGAAGCTACTATCCAAGGATCATCTATTTCTTCAGTCAATATTATTCAATCACCTAAGGGTCTATCGGAAATTGAAAATACAATTTATGCAATTAATAACACAAATAGTGTTGGTATTAATAGTTGTATTTCATCACCTGCAGGTATCATCACTTGTGCCTTGGCAACACCTATTTTAGGATTTACAACTGATGCTTTCCTTGTTGGTGATGAGGTATTTGTAGAAGGAATTCAAAAACTAGGAACAACAGGTACAGGATTTAATTCTAAAGATTATGATTATCACTTCTTCCCAGTAACGGCATATAGAAATACGAATCCAGCTGAAGTTGAATTTGATATTTCAGCATATGCAACAAATGCAGGTATTGCAGTAACAGATCAAAATTCATTTGCATCTCTTGTAAGAAAGGCAAACTATCCAGTATTTGACGTATCTCAATCTCCCCTAACCTTTATTATCGGGGAAACGATTTATACCGAAAATAATGGATCTTATACCGAAAGAGATTTAATAGTTACAGAAAATCTCAATGATTTATTAAAGGTATATGGAACTTATGATTTAAAAGAAAATGATGTAATTTTAGGAAAAGATTCTGGAACTATAGCAACTATTAAATCAGTTGAGGAGAATAGAGCAATATTTAAAGTTGACTATTCCTTAAGAACAGATATTGGTTGGTCATCAGACATTGGAAAACTTGATGAAGATTATCAAGTTACACCAGATAATGACTACTATCAAAATCTATCTTATACAATCAAGAGTCCAATAGAATATGAAGAATTAGTCAATTCTGTAAATAGACTTGTTCATACAACTGGTCTTAAGAACTTTGCAGATACAGGAATTACCAGTACAAGTTCAGTTTCAGTTGCTACCACAGGTTCAACTTCAGTTGCACTTATAGACATTATTAGTAAAAATCGAGTAGACACAATTAATAACTTTGACTTTGGTATTGATGTTGATGTAACTTCCAATAAGTCTAAGTTTATAAAGTTAAGGAACAAAAAATTATCCGATTACATTAATTGTATTACAAATAGAGTTCTTAGCATTGATGATATTAGTCTACAATTTTCTAATCAAGAGGATAGTAACATATATGATGACATTGATCAATATGATCTTAATGATGGTTATTCAAGATACTTAGTTCAGATAATAGGTACTAATGATTCACAAAGACAATCAACTGAAATTATAACTTTACCATCAGTTTCTGGAGATATAATTACTTTTGAGAAGGGTACAATTTACAATGGAGAAAGTAAAATCGGTGAAGTTTCTGCATATCTTTCGGATACTGATGTTCTTTCTTTAAGATTTACACCAGAAGATGTTTTTAATTATGATTATGATATTAAAGTAATTAAAAATAATTTTAATAGTACTCTGGCAGGAATCAACACTCAATCTGTAGGATTTATTGATTTAATTGGATCCAACATTATTGTTGGTGTAGGATCTACTTCTAGCATTGTAGAAAAACAGATCTCTTCAACAGAATCATTATTTGCAAATATTGAAGTTGTAAATCCAACAACATCTGAAAGAACATATGTTGAATTATATGTTAATCACGATAATACAAATACATACATAACAGAATATTACTTCGATAATGATGCAAATTCTGAAATCTCTGATAGATTCATTGGCACTTTTAGTGCAAATATAAGTTCTGGCATCCTTTCACTAAAATTTGAAAATACTGAAAGCGATTCCATCTTGGTCAGATCAAAGGTTGTTGGATTTGGAACTACCGCATCTGGAATAGGAACTTATAGATTTAAAGCGTCTGGTCAACCAGATGGATCAGAAAACTCAGCAAGACTGCAAAGTAATTATTCAGTCTCCTCTGGTGTATCAACTATTATCTCAGTTAATAAAGATAATGTTACTACGATAAAATCTATTGCAAAAGTTGGATACGGGAATACATCAGCACTTCATCAACTCTTAACAGTTCATGATAATACTGATGTCTACACGATGCAATATCCTTTCCTTTCTATTGGAAGCACAACTGGAATTGGTACATTTGGATCTGAGTATAGCGGATCGAACTTAGTACTTAAGTTTTATCCAGATTCTGGAATTTCTAATAATATTACAGTTCAAACATACAGTGAAATTATTCAAACCGAACTAGATTCTTTAAATATTGCAGAGCAACTTTCATATGGATCAGTCACGGAAGAGTTAGTATTGTCTCTTTATAATTCTATTAATGGAGATAGAGTTAATAAAACAAACTTTAATTTAAACTATGCAGGAACTCCGATATTTGAAAAAACATTTAATCCATCAAACTCTAGTATTTTAAACTTGAGCACTGGTACATTTACTATTACTGATCATTTCTTTAACACAGGCGAAAGACTAATTTATGAACCCGGATCAACGTTTGCTGGTGTAGCAGCAACATCAATAGAGACTTCGGGAGGTGTTGGTCTTTCTACTGAAGTTTATGCGATTAGAATTAATTCTAATGAATTTCAACTTGCTTCAACTAGAGCGAATGCTATTTCTGGAACAGAGTTAACATTTACATCATATGGAGGTGGAAATGCCCATACTCTTGAGATGTATAAAAAAATGGAAAAATCTATCATTTCCATCGATGGTATTGTTCAAAGTCCACTTGCATTTACTCCTATAAATTACAGCTTAACCAATAATGGTGGGCAAATAGGAGCAGCTACAACTTTCTTTGCAATATCTGGCATATCTTCTATTTTACCAAATGATATTTTAAAGATTGATAATGAATTTTTGAAGGTAAATTCTGTTGGATTGGGTACAACTTCAGTTGGACCAATTACTGGAACTGGATCTTTTAATATTATTGAATCAACTAGAGGATTTGTTGGATCGTCAGCAACATCTCATACTGATGGCACTGAAGTTAGAGTTTATCTTGGTGCATTTAACATTGTAGGTAGCAAAGCGTATTTTACTGAAGCTCCAAGAGGAAATACCGCTGAACTTGTTGATGATAGTAATATTGCACACGTCAGATCTTCATTTGGTGGTAGAGTTTATCTCAGACAGGACTACTCTACAAACCAAATTTACGATAACATTTCCAAGTCATTCACTGGTATTGGTAAAACTTACACTTTAACTGTTCAGGGAATCAATACAACTGGTATAGAAACTGGTAGTGGTGTTCTGTTTATCAATAACGTTTTCCAAACACCATCTACACTTAATAATATTGGAAATAACTATAGTTTTACCACAAATACTGGCATCTCCAGTGTTGTATTTGCTGGCATAACATCTACCAATAATGAATTAATAATTTCAGATTATGATGTAAATACCAATCAATTACCAAGAGGTGGAATTATTGTTTCACTTGGTTCAACTTCTGGATTAGGATTTGCTCCTCTCGTTGGAGCAGCAGTAACTGCAGTTGTATCTGGTGGTGTTATCACTTCAGTTGGATTGGGAACTACAGATATTGTTGGATCTGGGTATCGTGGTGTTGTTTCTATTGGTGTTACTGACTCCAGTCATACTGGAACTGCGGCCAATATTACCGCTACAGTTGGAGCTGGAGGTACGTTAACGTTTAATGTAGTTTCTGGTGGAACTGGATATGTCAATCCACGCATTCTTGTTTCAGAACCAAATTATGAAAATCTTTCAGTGATTGGAGTTTCTAGACTTGGAATTGGAACGACAACTGCAACAGGGACAGGTTTACTTGTAAGTCTAGATGTAGGCGCCAGTTCCACAACTGGAATTGGATCCACACTATTTGAAGTAAAATCATTCAAGATTTCTAGACCAGGATATGGATTTAGAGTAGGTGATGTTCTTAAACCAGTTGGATTGGTAACAGGTAGAAATCTTGCAGCACCTTTAGCAGATTTTGAACTAACAGTCTTGGATACCTTCTCCGATTCATTCTCTGCTTGGCAGTTTGGTGAATTAGATTTCATTGATTCTGTTGAAAATTTACAAAATGGAGCAAGAACTCGTTTCCCACTTTATTATAATGGTCAATTATTGAGTTTTGAAACTGATGCATCATCTGAAATCGATTTGAATACGGTTCTTCTGGTATTTGTAAATGGCGTTATTCAAGAACCTGGAGTACATTATCAGTTTGAAGGTGGTACATCATTTACATTTACAAGTGCACCAACAACAAATGATAATATCTCCATTTTCTTCTATAGAGGAACACGTGGAACGGATAGTGCTTCAGTAAACATAAATGAAACTATAAAAGTTGGTGACGGTGTACAACTACAAAAGAATGCAGATGTTGTTGCACAAACTGAGAGAACAATTTACAACATCACTGCCTCAGATAAAATTGAAACTAACATTTATAGTGGTCTGGGTATTAGTGAAACTTCTTATAGACCATTCAATTGGATTAAACAAAAAGTTGACAAAAATCTTGGTGGGGAAGATGTTTATAAGACTAGAGATTCTATCGAATCACTAGTATATCCAACTGCTAAAATTATTGGTAACCTATCATCAGTTGATTCTGAGGTATTTGTTGATAGCGCACAATTCTTTAACTATGAAGAAAATGAATCTGCTATTGTTATTTCAAACGTTGATGCTATCATTGTCAATGGATCTACAGATCCAGTTGCTGCAGCAATTACGGCAACTGTTTCTGTGGCGGGTACAATAAGTGCGTTGACCATCTCTAGTGGTGGTTCTGGATACACTGGTTCTAATGTAACAGTTAAAATCTCCGCACCACAAACAATTGGTGTTGGGGTAGGTACAACCGCAACTGCAACACTACCAGTAGTAAATGGTTCTCTGAGTGGAACTGCAAATATCACAAATCCTGGATTTGGATATACTCATTCTAAACCCCCACAGGTTTTAGTGCCAACCACTAATGTCTCTTACGAAAATATTTTAGATATTACTTCAGTTCAAGGAACAACTGGTATCATAACAGGTATAACTACAAGCACTGGAAGCGGATCACATCCCCTTGCTCTTAAGTTCTTCCTGAATGCAATATCTTTTACTGGGTTAACAAATGGATATCCAATTTATGTTTATGATACGGTTGTTGGATCTGGAGTAACATCGGTAAATGGATCCAATTCTTCCAAAGTTGGTGTTGGTACTACGTTTGCTGACAATGTTTATATTGTTAGAAACTTTACAGCAGTTAATGCAACTAATGCATCATTTACTGCGGATATCCTTTCAACAACTAGTGTGGTTGGATTGGCAACAACTGGATCAACTACAAATATTTGTGGAAGGTTCTCTTGGGGTAGATTATCAGGATTTACTAGGTCTTCATCTCCAATTTCCATAGGTGTAACTGGTCTCACAATTGATTCTGGATTATCAACATTCCCATCTATCCAGAGAAGAGGATATGGATTGAGAGACACAGGTGCTCTTAGAAAGGATCTTGGGTAGTATAAATATAGAAAAAAGCTATTAATATGGCGGCAATTGTAACCGATCAATTTAGAATATTAAACGCGGGGAATTTTGTTGACTCTGTTTCTAATACCTCTAACTCATATTACGTATTTGTAGGTCTCTCAAATCCAACGGAATCTGGATTTGGTAGAGATACTGATTGGGATACTGACACCCCAAATCCTACTGACAGCATTGATTATGCCAATTTTATTGGTGACAATATGTTGTTTGGCAAAAAAGTCACCTCCGCAAACGTAAAAAGACTTGTTAGAAGAATTGATTGGGCGAGAGGGACAAAGTATGAAATGTATCGCCATGACTATAGTCTAACTAACTTGTCACCAATTACGAGTTCATCACGTCTTTATGATACCAATTATTATGTGATGAATAGTGAATATAAAGTTTATATTTGCATCGATAATGGATCATCTGGCATTTCGACTACAGGAAATGCTTCATTAGATGAACCAACATTTACAGATTTAGAACCATCTGCTGCTGGAGTAAGTGGGGATGGATATGTTTGGAAATATCTTTTTACAGTTTCTCCAAGTGATATTATTAAATTTGATTCTACTGAATATATTACACTACCTAGTGATTGGGCAACAACAACCAATTCTCAAATAACTGCCGTTAGAGATAATGGTAATTCTGATGTAAATGAAAATCAGATAAAAAAAGTTTACATTAGTAATCAAGGTGAGGGATATTCGAATGGTGTTGGACGAGAATTAAACATTATTGGAGATGGTACTGGCGGAAAAGTTATTGTTGATGTTGTTAGTGGAAAGATAACTAATGCGGTGGTTTCTTCTGGCGGAAAAAATTATACTTATGCAATGGTTGATCTTGGATCAATCAATGCAAGTTCATCAACTAAGGCAAAGTTAATACCAATTATACCACCATCTAAAGGTCATGGATATGACATTTACCGTGAACTAGGTGCTGACAGAGTTTTAGTTTATGCAAGATTTGATGATTCCACTAAGGATTTCCCATCAGATACTAGTTTTTCACAAATTGGTATTGTAAAAAATCCATCTTCTATTGGATCAACCAACGTATTCATTGAAAATCAATTTTCATCTCTTGGTGCTATTAAGTTTTCTTCAATAAGTGGAACTGTAAATGCTGGAGATACTATATTTCAGACTGTGACTGGTGGAACTGCAAAGGGATATGTAGCATCATATGATGTTGAGACAAAGGTTATTAAGTATTTTCAAGATAGATCTCTTTTCCTAAATCAAACTACATTTGATAGTACAGACTATGTTGGAGTTTCAACAAACTCTAAAGTATTAGATTTTGTATCTAGTGCTAATGCAGTAACTAGCAATGGTGGATTTTCTGGATCAATAGATACCGGATTTACTGGAATCACAACTAATCCAACCGGAAATAAAATTATCTCACTCGGAACACAATTCACAAATGGGGTTGCTAATCCTGAGATAAATAAAGGGTCAGGAGATATAATTTATATCGACAATAGACCTGAAATATCTAGAAATTCTAGACAAAAAGAAGACGTTAAAATCATCCTGGAATTTTAAGAAATGCCACAGAAAACGAATCTTAATATAAATCCTTATTACGACGACTTTGATAAGGATAAGAATTTTTATAGAGTCTTATTCAAGCCAGGATACCCAGTTCAAGCAAGAGAATTAACTACTCTACAATCTATCCTACAAAATCAGGTAGAGTCGTTCGGTAGTCATATCTTTAAAGAGGGATCAATGGTGATCCCTGGAAATTTAAATTATGATCCAGCATACTATTCTGTAAGGTTAAATGCAGATTACCTAGGTATTGACTTATCAGTTTATGTTGATAAGTTGGTAGGAAAGCGTTTAACAGGTCAGACATCTGGAATAGTCGCTGTAGTAGATAAGTATCTAGAAAAATCAATATCTGAGGGTATTACGGACCTTACTTTATTCGTAAAATATTTACAATCTGGCGATAATAATGAGATTTCTCAATTCACCGATGGTGAAATCTTAATTACTGAAGAATCTTTCACCTATGGAAATACTACAGTTAACGCTGGTGATACAGTGGCAACTCTTGTATCAGAAGATGCCACAGCAGTTGGCACCTCTGTAGGAATTGGTGCCGGTGTGTACTTCATTAGGGGAACATTTGTAGATGTATCTCAAGATAAAATTGTATTAGATGCATATACAAACGATTCTTCATATAGAGTTGGATTAAATATTCTAGAAGAAATTGTTACGGCAAAGGATGATAATACGTTATATGATAATGCAAAGGGATTTTCAAATTATGCTGCACCTGGAGCAGATAGATTAAAAATCAGTGCATCATTATCAAAAAAATCATTAACAGATTTTAATGATAAGACATTTATAGAATTAATCAGAATTGAAAATGGAGAAATTAAAAAACTTCAAAATAAAACTCAATATAATTATATCAGAGACTACTTTGCTGAAAGAACTTATGATGAATCTGGAGACTATTCTGTAAATCAGTTTGGAATTGAAGTAAAAGAGTCTTTAAATGATAGACAATCAAATGATGGAATTTATTTTCCAGGACAATCTACTCAACAGCAAGCAACTCCATCAGAAGATTTAATGGGAGTTGCTATTTCCCCAGGAAAAGCATATGTTAGGGGATATGACATTGAATCAACTCAAACTACAATTATAGATGTTGAAAAACCAAGAGATAAAGAATCTGTATCTCCTGCGTTAGTTCCATTTGAATTTGGAACCCTCATGAGGGTTAATAATGTTTCAGGTACACCATTTATTGGAATTGATAACAATACAAATATAGTCAATCTTTATAATCGAAGAAAGAGTTCTATATCTGCTGGAACTGGATCTATTATTGGAAAAGCTAGAATTTATTCATTCAATTTAACTGATGCATCATACACAAATCCTTCAACAGAATGGGATCTATACCTATTTGATGTTCAAACTTACACTGTACTAACAGTCAATGAGTCACTATCATCAGTTACTTGTCCAGCAACGTCCTTTGTTAGAGGTGTAAGTAGTGGTGCTACAGGATATGCTGCAGAAAATCCAGCAGGAACTACTTTAACTCTTATTCAAACTTCAGGAACATTTATATCTGGAGAGCAACTTTTAATTAATGAAACTACAGAAGTTTCTAGATCAGTTGTAACTGCTACTGCATATGGAATTGGGGATGTAAAATCAGTATATCAAGATTCTACAGCATTAACTTCAGAATTAAAGGTTGATTTTGTTGCAGATACTGTTCTGCAAAAATCTTTACCAAATAATTTTAGTCTGACTGATAGACTTACGATTACCTCTGGTGGAACTGCAACCTGCCCAGGACGTAATTTTGCAGCAACTGGAATTAAAGAAAATTCAATCATCAGATATCAGATTTCAGGTTTATCTACAGAGACTTACAATAGAGTTTCTGCAGTTTCTAATGATGGTCTCACATTAACATTAGTAGGCATTAGTAGTGTTTATGGAGTTTGTAATGGTGGTTTACCAACATCAACTCAATCAGTTACATTTTCAGTTGGTAATCCATTAGTTAGAGACGCTGGTGGATTATATGCAAAAATTTCTTCAGATAATGTTGCTTCAGTTGATCTTGCAGATTCAACTTTGTTAGTTAATAGTCAAATAACAGAACAAACTACAAATGGTTCTGGAGCAATGACTTTGAATGTTTCAGCAACTGGAATATCTAGTGCTTTCTTCGAATCTTTTGACGCTGAAAGATATTCGGTATTCTACTCAGATGGAAGCATTGAAAATCTAACTTCAGATCAGTTTACACTTTCTTCCAGTGAATCTCAAATTACACTTTCGGGATTAACTGCAAGTCAAACATCTAATGTAACAGTTAATACAACTGTTAGAAAAAATGGAATTAAAGAAAAGCAAAAAGATTATACTAGAAGTGAAAAACTAATAGTCAATAAAACAATTTCTGGAGTTTCAACTTCACTCAGTGGTTTATCGACTAGTGTATATTATGGTACTAGAATTCAAGATAAAGAAATTTCTTTAAATTTACCAGACGTTGTAAAAGTTTTAGCAGTATACGAATCTTATAATTCTTCATCACCAACACTCGACTCTTTACAATTTCCTTCAGGTCTAAGTTTGAATACATCATCAATTTTAGGAGAAAAAATTATAGGTAGGGATAGTGGAGCACTTGCACAAATCGTTACTAGATCTTCCTCCACTGTAGTTGAGATTGTTTATTTAAATTCAAATACGTTTATTGTTGGAGAAATTGCTGAATTCCAAGAATCTAATATTAAATCGACAATTCAGACTATCACATCTGGTAACTATCAAAACGTTACAAATCAGTATACCTTAGATAAAGGTCAAAAAGAACAATATTATGATTATTCTAGAATTGTAAGAAAGAGTGATTCATATGTACCAACATATCAGTTATTGGTAATATTTGATTACTATGATGTTCCATCTAATGATCTTGGTGATGTTTATACTGTAAATTCATATGATCAAGAAAGATTTAAAGAAGATGTTCCGTATTTGGTAAATGGTATAAGATCTTCAGACACACTTGACTTTAGACCAAGAGTTGCTCGTTTTACTTCGGAAACTTCCTCTCCATTTGCATTCTCTAGCAGAACATTTGGTACGGCAGGAACTAATCCACCACTAGTTGTTACACCTCTAGAAAGTTCTTTAATCGGATATGAGTATTATCTACCAAGAATTGATAAAGTTGTTCTCGATAAACTAGGAAACTTTAGTGTCATAAAAGGAATATCTGCTTTAAATCCAAAGGTTCCTACAAATGTAGAAGAAGCAATGGATCTGGCAACAATTAAGTTGCCAGCGTATCTATATTCAACAAAGGATGTAAAGATTACCTTTATTGATAATAGAAGATATACTATGAGAGATATCGGTAAGATAGAGGATAGAGTAGAAAACTTAGAAACTTTAACTTCACTATCTTTACTTGAACTCGATACTAAAACTTTACAAGTTAGAGATGCTGATGGTCTGGATAGATTCAAGTCAGGTTTCTTTGTAGATGATTTTAAAGATACTTTAAGGTCAGATCCAACAGTATCCACTACTGCAATAGATACTGAAAATAATGATCTGATAACGGCAACAGATGCATTCTCTCTAAAACCTGAGATTGCACTAGATCCATCTATTGATACCGATACTGCAGATTTTTCTGCAAATCTCCAACTTCTAGACTCAAATGTTCAAAAGACTGGAAACTTAATTACTCTAAAATATAATGAAAAGGGATGGATTGAGCAACCTTTAGCATCAAGAGTTGAAAATGTCAATCCATTTAATATGATTGACTTTAAAGGAAATATAAAACTAACGCCATCATCTGATAGTTGGATTAGAACAATTACCGTTGATGGAGGATCTAGAACATACTTCGGCGGAACAACTGGAACATTTTCAACCAGATCTTGGACAGAAATTGTTAAAATTTCTTCTCAACCAGAAGTTTATATCAGATCAAGAAATGTTAAATTTGATTCAGTATCGTTAAAACCACTGACAAGATATTATCCATTCTTTGATGGTAGCACGGGCATTGATATTGTGCCAAAGTTAATTGAAGTGACAATGACTTCTGGCACATTTAATGTTGGAGAAACTGTAAAAGGATACATAGGATCTAAAAATATTTTTACTGCTAAAGTTGCTCAACCAAATCATAAGAGTGGTAATTTAAATTCTCCTACAACCACTTACAGTTTAAATCCATACAACAAATCTGTTACCTTACCTGCATCTTACTCTGCATCATCAACAGTATTGAATATAGATGTAAATTCTTTATCTGAAGAGGTCCTTGGAAAATATAGTGGGTATATCACTGTAGGAACAGTTCTTATTGGAGAAACCAGTGGTGCTCAAGCATCAGTTTCTAATATTAGACTGATAAGTGATACATTTGGAGATACTTTAGGATGTCTTTTCTTCAGAAATCCTCTCACAAATCCACCACCAATCGTAAGATTCACAACCGGAACTTCTACCTTTAAATTAACATCAAGTTCAACTAATGAAACTCCATTACCTGGAAGTCTTTTAATTAGTAGTGCTGAAACAACTTATAAAACAAGTGGTATTTTAGAAGTATTTGAAGAATCAAGAATCACTGTTTTTTATGATCCTCTTGCACAATCATTTACTGTAGATGAAACTGGCGCATTCTTAACCTCTGTTGATGTATTCTTTGCAAATAAAGATGAAAGTGAGAAATTAACTGCCCAAATTAGAACTGTTGAACTCGGAACTCCAACAAGAGACTTAGTTGATGAAAATTCTCAAGTCGTATTGGAACCAAGTCAAATTAAAACATCTAAAGATGCATCAGTTCCAACTAGAATAACTTTCCCAGCACCAATTTATCTGTCTCCTGATACTGAATATGCATTAGTTCTCTTAGCACCATCTTCAGATCAATATGAAGTTTGGATTGCTAGAATGGGAGAGAAAACTATTAATACTAGTACTCTACCTGATGCGGAAAGCGTAGTAGTTGGTAAGCAATATACTGGTGGAAGTCTATTCAAGTCACAAAATGGAACGATTTGGACAGCAAATCAATTTGAAGATATGAAGTTTAAACTTTATAAAGCAAAGTTTATAACAAACCTGAGCAATCCATCCGTAGCATATTTTTATAATCCAAATCTAGTAAATAATGATTCCAATATCGGCACATTAACCGAAAATCCAATTAGAACACTACCAAGAAAGTTGAAGGTTGGTATTACTACCAGCACAGGTATGAATTCTATTCTTGTTGTTGGTAGAAAAGTCAGCGATACGACTACAGGTTCTCCAACTGGATATATTGAGCAAGTTGGTGGAAAACTATCAACAGTAACAACAGGAAATATTGGTGAAGGATATAGTGATGGAACATATACTAATGTTCCTTTATATAAAATTACTGGATCTGGTACAGGAGCTAAGGCAACGGTTGTCGTTTCTGGAGGAGTTATTTCAGGAAATCCAACAATAACAACCGCTGGAAATGGATATGTAATAGGAGACGTTCTTGGTGTTACGACAAGTAATGTTATCAAGGGAACAAATGCTCAAATTTCTGTTACTACCCTAGACGGATTTGATACACTCTATCTTACAAATGTCCAAGGTGAAGAATTTACTAGTGGACAAGATCTTGTAGTTTATAATGGATCTACTGCAGTTTCATATGCAAATACTGATATTTTATCATCATCTCAAATTGGATCTTTATATGATGGTAGAGTAATTGAAGTCACTCATTATAGTCATGGAATGCATTCTGATAATAATATTGTTACCATTTCTGACATTGAACCAAATACTATCCCAACAACTCTAGACGCAGCAATTGGTTTAAGTGATACTATAATTTCTGTTGCCAACACATCAATATTTGGAACATTTGAAGGTATTTCTACATCTAGAGGATATTTAAAAGTAAATAATGAAATTATCTACTACAACTCAATTACTGCTGGTGGATCTGGAGCAGGAACTTTAGGAATTGGAACACGTGGAGTTGATGGATCTTTCAAGAGAACTCATAACATTGGCGATAAGATTTACAAGTATGAATTAAACGGAGTTTCTCTGACAAAGATTAATACTCAGCATAATATGCCATCTGATGCTACACTTTCTTCACTTAAAGATCTTGATAAGTATTACTTGCAGATAGATCGTTCTGGGAGATCTACTGGTGACAGTCAATTAAGTTTTACTGATGAAAATTATCTTGGTGGGACGGATGTATTTGCAAGTCAAAACATTCAATTTAATGCAATTAATCCATCATTTACAGTTTTCACTCCAGGAGAGAATACAAATATTTCCGCAAGCATGAGAACAGTTTCTGGCACTAGTGCCGATGGTACTGAAGTATCATTTATTGATCAAGGATATGAATCTGTTGAAATTAATAACTTAAATGAATTAACTTCAAGTAGAATAGTTGCTTCTAGAGTTAATGAAACAACGAGACTATCCACTCTTCCAAAGAATAAATCATTTACGATTGGTCTTTCAATGACATCAGGGGATCCTAACCTTTCTCCAGTAATTAATGTAGATAAGTCTTCGTTAAACTTTATTAGAAATAGAATAAATCAACCAATCGGAGACTATTCTTTTGATGGAAGATCCAATTTAGTATCTGGAACAGATCCACACGCTGCCGTTTACCTCACTAACAGAGTGGACCTAAAGCAACCAGCAACTTCATTAAAAGTGCTTGTAGGCGCTTACAGACACTCCTCAGCAGACTTTAGAGTTCTTTATCAATTGTTTAAAGTAGACTCATCGCAAATTGAGCAATCATTTGAATTATTCCCAGGATATGATAATCTAAAGGATACTAATGGCGATGGATTTGGAGATACCATTATCAATTCAACTCGCAACAGTGGTAGATCTGATGCCTTTGTCACTGCAAGTCAAGATAATGAGTTCAGAGAGTACCAATTTAGTGTTGATGATTTAAGTCAATTTACAGGATTTAGAATTAAAATCGTGATGAGTGGAACAAATGAAGCATATGCTCCTAGACTTAAGGATCTTAGAGTGATTGCTCTTGCTTGATATGCAAAGAGTTGACGGACATAAAAATTTGTATCGGGATCAATCTGGTGCAATTGTAAATACGGATACTAACGAATATAATCAGTATATTAGACTAAGATCGGAAAGAAAAAATCAGAGAGAAGAAATTGAAGGATTGAAAAAAGATATTGATGAAATAAAGTCCCTACTTATGGAGATTATCAATGGATCCAGATAAAATTAATCTTGAGTCAATTGACAAAATGTTTGAATATGAAAAATATTCAAGACTTATTGAGGAATTGAGTATTGGTGAATTAAAAACCTTTGCAAAGGCATACTTTAAACTTTATCTCAGGCAACAAGAAGTTGTTGCCTCTCTTGCCAAAGGGTTGATATAACATAAATAGTTTTAAAAGATAACTGAGAAATGGCAGTCTACGTCAGTAATATAGTAGTAAATGCTGGTGTTGATTTTGACCAAATATTTAATTTGGAAGATACTAACACGAATTCTGTTTTGAATTTAAGTGGTTATTCAGTGAAAGCTCAAATGAGAAAACACGCTGCAGCTACAGGTGTAACTACCTTTACAAGTTTAATTTACAGTGCTCCAGGTGGTCAAATTAAAATAGGACTATCAACTGCAGTAACTTCAAATTTAAAACCAGGAAGATATGTTTATGATGTTGTCCTTACAGATCAGTATAATGTCATGAGTAGAGTTGTAGAAGGAATGGTTCTAGTTAGAGAAGGAGTTACACGCTAATGGGGGAAATTAGGGTTAGAGTAGGACAACAAAATGCAATTAGAGTAGCATCTACGGGTTCAGTTGCATCGGGACCCTTAGCACAAATTGCAAATGATATTGATATAACTTCTAGGGCAAACAGAACTTTTTTAATGTATGATGCAGCAACTCAATCATACATTCATATTGATGCTGCACAAATTGTAGATTTAGCAGATAATATAGATGATGAATCATATGATGCAGGTACATTTTGAATAAAAAAATTAAATAAATAAAATAAAAGGTAAAAATTAAGAGATGGCTGCTCCCGTATTACAGTTTAAGAGAGGTGCCTTTAGTAATCTTCCAGCTCTGAAAGCAGGTGAACCTGGTTTTACGACGGACAAATATGATCTATATGTTGGTTTAGATAATAATTCTGCGAATAATAAATTTTTCGGTTCGCACAGATATTGGAAAAGAGAAACTGGTTCTTCCGGTAGTGGTATTAATCTTGTAGAATCTACAGGCGGTACTGATTTTATTACACTTGCTGCACCAGCATCAGTAGGTGCTGCAGTAACATTTATTTTTCCTGCATCTCAAGGAAGTACAAATACCGTTTTAACAAATGATGGTAGTGGTAATTTATCTTGGTCAAGTGGATCATCAAACCCAACTTTCAGTGGAATTGCAACATTTACAGATACTACAGATAATAGTTTAGGAAATCCCGATACTGGTGCAGTTCAGATTGATGGTGGTTTAGGTGTCAACAAAAATGTAACGATTGGTCAAGCATTATCAGTTATAAATCAAATTAGACCATCTGATGGATCTTCATCTAATAAGGGTATTGAGTGGGCTAGTGATATTGGTGGAGGTAGTGGAGATAGGGCATTTATCAAATATTATTCCGAAACTGGAGAAAACACCAGACTTCACATTGGTATTATAAATGATGCAGAGGATGATTTATATCTTGAGTCTTCTTTAGTTAGTACTAGTAGTGATTTAACCGTAGGTGCGGCATTGTCTGTAGGGGCAGCTGCTACTATAACTGGAAATCTATATGTTGGTGGTCAATCAGAATTTATTGGTATTGTAACGTTCCGTGGTGGAACAATTAATCTTGGTGACTCTGGAACTGACGACGTTGTTATTGGTGGTGAATTTGCATCAGATCTTATTCCAACCACAAACGTACTTTATAATTTAGGTTCATCATCTAAGAGATGGGCAGATATTTACGCAAGAAGTGTAGATCTTAGTGGAAACTTAAATGTAACTGGTTTTTCCACTTTTAATGGATTGGTAGTTGGTAATAATGGTGTTAGTGTTTCTGGTTTCTCAACCATTTATGATTTACATATTCTTTCCGATTTGAATGTAAATGGTTCATTTGATGTTGATCAATCTTTTAATGCTAGTGGTAACGCAGTTATAGCAGGTATCACCTCATTTACAAATACTACACAATCCACAAATTATGATAACGGTTCCGTAGTTCTTGATGGTGGATTGGGGGTACAAAAAAATGTAAATATTGGTGGAAA